CTGGTGCCGGAACTGGCGGTTTTTTTGGAGCGTCCGGCTGTTCCGGACTGTAAAGCTCAGACGCATCTGTAGGTAATGGTGTTTTATCCGCAAAAAAGTTACCAAGTCTTTGTTTAATTTTTTCTGGGTCAGTTGCGCTTACCGCACCTGCGGCTATTCCGCCAAGTCCGCTACCAATTCCACTTGCAATCGGCGTTGTATACGCTTTTGCCGCTTCGGTGCGTTTTTTTATCTTTTCGCCTTCTTGCGCCCAAATTTTTCCAAAATCAAACGGAACTTCAGGCGGCGGTGGCGTTGTAGCGTTGACCGGTTGCGGTGCCCGCGCAGGTAGCAGCCTAGCAGCCGCACCACCAGCAGTTCTACCAGCAGCCATCGCAGCGTTGGCTCGATTTAATTGCTGTGCCTGCTGAACGTACACATCCGGAATTTTACGCGTGCCTTCGCCAATCGTGCTAAAAGTATATGGTCTGCCGTCAGAACCCTCAATCGTTACATTGGTTTCACCCCTATTCAGCGCGTCTGCAATAGCTTTTACGTACTCACCCGGATTGTCTTTATCGTAACGTGGCAGTCGTGGATTAACTGCGGGCGCAGGCTGTGTCTGATTGCCGCCAGCTTGCATACGATCGGCAGCCGCTTGTTGTTTTTTGAATTTAACAAACTCGGCATAGTCCGGGTGGTTTTCAAATGCCTTTCGTGCTGCTTCGTGCCTTCGCAGTTCGGGCGTGGGCGGCGTGCTGATCGTACGACGTATACGAAATCCGGGAATGGTGTCATCGTCGTCATATGTAACGTCCATGAGTGGATTTGGTTTTGGCTGTGCGGGTTTGGCCCTCGGTAATTTAGGCTGCGGTGGTGGTTGAGGTGCTGGTGGCGGTGGTGGTTGAGGTGCTGGTGGCGGTGGTGGTTGAGGTGCTGGTGGTGGTGGTGGTTGCGGCTGAGGTGCTGGTGGTATTGCTGGCTGCGGCGATGCTTGCTTTACAGCCGCAATTGCACCCAAATCAGCTGCGGTCTTTGCGACCGCAACCTGCCGACGCGCAATTTCAGCGCCAAGATCATAAGCAGTTATAATTTTCAAGGTAAGACTCCTAACCTGTTGGTTGCACACCGCCCGCCTGTCCCATAGCAGCACTGTTGGCCGCCTGCGTCTTCGTATCGCGTCGCTTTTGTGCCATTCTCTCTTTGACCAGAGCATGCATTGTCGGATTAGATTGTTTCAATTTGCGCAGATCGGAATCTTTAACAGACTCCGGTTGTCCAAGCAATTGATCCGCCAGACTATCCGCAGCCGCCATCATATCCTGAGGCGTCTGTTGCGTGTTCTGTCCCATAGCTTGAACATACTGCGTAACCGGGCTTTGCTGCTGCGCCATGGCGTTGGGATCTTGTCCACCTTGAGGAGCGCCACCGCCTTGAGGAGGAGCACCGCCTTGGGGTTGATTAGGATCGCCTGTCTGACCCTTGGCAATCTGCTGAGCAAAGCCTTGGTGCTGCATCTCGTCTTGCATACGGGCTTGAATCTCGGATTGAAAGCGCGCCTCTTCTCCCAGTTGCTTTTGTTCCTGTCTCCAATCATAACCCATGTCGCGCAAAACCGTAGTGCCAGACAACTGCTGTGACATCATCATCTGCGCAGCCATCATTTGCTTCTCAAGATTGTCAGCAATAGTGATGCGCTTGAGCGATGTCTTAACAGTCTCCCACGACTTAATGCGACTGATCTCTGTCGTCAACCAACGCAAAAATCTATTGGCGTCATTTACCAAAGGATGATGCGTGGCTTCAAACAAACGCAATGCTACAGGCGCCGTTTGAAGTTGCAGACTTCCATTATAAAGTTCAACGGGAGTACCGCAATCATTCAACAAGCGTTCGTAGCCTTGAGCAATTAATTCCGTTGGTGCCAGTTGCTTGGCATCGGCACCAAACATCTGGAAATTAACGGGAAACGGAAATACTTGAATTGAGGCGGGATCTCTGCGCCTACGCCTAATCATCTGCAAAGCTTGATTGCGAAAATCACCGCCGTCATATGTCATTAGCGGATCCATAGCTCCGCCCGACGGGCCACCTGCGCCTTGCCGTGGCTGAGGCGTGATAATCCTAAAAGGAATCACGTAGTCAAGAGCGATGGCTTCGTTGAAACGATGAAGAACCTGCACGTACCAAATCTGCCTGAAGTTAGACAGCAACCGAGGAATACCCCAACCTCGGTTAATCATGCCTGACAACGTTGGTTCTTTCATGTGAAAAATAGCATCAGGGTTAAACCTAAAAACCTGATTTAATTGCACGGCCTTTAGAACTTCTTGGTCCACACGCTCCAAATGAAACAAAGAACCTTGGCGAATTTGTCTGCGGTAGTCTTCGGGGATACGCCAAATGTAATTCAAGTCTTCGGTGTAAAGATCATGCAGCAATTCAATTTCGTGGACGTTCCAATGCTTAACACGAATTTTACTTTCGTCTTTTTCGTCTTTGATTTTCCAAGGCCCACGATATGTTTCTTTACCTTTCTTGGCACATACGGGACATGTGGCAACAAAATCAGGCATCTGCCAACTAAAATTAAATACTTTGTTTTCGTAGATTTCTTTGAGCGGCGCCTGATATCCACACTTAGGGCAACTAAGAAAACGTTTGAAAGGTACAACGATACTGCAAAAACCATTACCGTAACACATGCGATTGCGCAGAGCTGTTTGAATCTCACCAATGATGTTCATATCATCGCGTAAGTATTCTTCCCACTTTTCGCGCTCATCATCCGAGGCTTCTTCAATGACAACATCAGTAAGGAAATAACTGATGATGCGTTCCATGGCCATACGGTAAGTGCCATGGTAATTCCAAATAAACTCACACCAGTACAAAGCCGATCTAATGTTCTGAGGAATAGAGAGACTGGCTACGTCCATGAATGGATCGGGAAACTCGGCACCACCGCCAAGTCCCGAGAAACGTGTAAACTGCCCGCGCATTAACGCCGAAGTCATGCTGCGATTCCTTGTAAGTGCTTATTGCTTATTTACGGCGAAAGGCATCCGCAGCTTCATCTGACAGACGTGAGGCGATATGCCGATCATGAATATCTTCGGCCTGTTTTTCAGTAGAACAGGCGCCAGTGCATTTACCCGAGCAACCCTTTTCGACCGGGCTGTCGGGTGTCTGTTCTGTAATAATACCGCGTTTTTCGATCATGACAAACTCCGTTAGCCGTTGTCTTCCTCTGAATCATCTTTATCTACTGTAACAAGGATGACGCAGTCAAACACACCAAACGCAAACTTAAGGCCAAAATACTTGGTGTCGTAGATCTTATCTTTCTCTTTAAGCTTATTGGGCTTAGGCGCTGGTACAACGACTTTAAGAGGTAAACCTTCAGGATGAGTTTCAGAGCTGTAAGGAGGACAGAACTGTTGGCCGTCAGCATAACGTGTGTCATACACAAGGACCACACAACCGTCACCCGTAAAAATACCGTGAAACCAAGTAGACATAGAACCAAAACCGGGTAATTCAATAAACACTTGCGTTTTGGCTTTTTGAGGCGTTGGTCCAACAACAAAGGGAATTTCCAACGCTTCGTAACCCATACTGGCACTTACGTCTGGTGCGGCTTCTGACATGACAGGCTCCTCAGGTTTAACGGTCTTCGTAACAGGGGCAGGCGTAGGTTCATTGCGAGTCAGATTTGTGTGCATCATAGACGTCAGTTGAGATACCTGAGCCATGAGTTGCGCAATGATAAGTTGATTGGGGTCTTGTTTGGCGCCAAGAGGAGGAAAGACAGGTTCTTCCGCAGGCGCAGCCGAAGCTACAGTTCTTTGAGTAACGATAGGGTTTGAGGGGATAGCATAAGATTGCATAGGCGTGCCTTCCATGTCAGCACGTGGAACAACGTAACTGCCGGGCATCAAAGGATTAGAACGAAGGGGTTCCATAGCTTTCTTTTCCGGTAATTTTTGAGCTGTGCTTAATTCAGAATAAATCTTAAACGGGTCTTCACTGCCGTGTTTGGCGTAAATCTTTTCGTAGTTTTTTTTATCTATGTTGGCCAAGTCAACAACAATGTTGCCGCCTTTTTCATCAGGATCAATACACACAACGTCAGGAACGTTGTGGTCAAAGCCTTTACTGCGTCCGTCATTTTTGCCATATGAGCCGGGAATAACAGCATAATCACCCGTAACACCACCACCCAACAAATACCTTTGTCTTTCGTCGGGCTGATGGTAATGCGCGTCGTCTGGCGTGAAGCGTTTAGTACCTTCGGGTAATACCATCGGATTGGACATGGCCACCTCGTGGAAATAGGGGTTTGTGCAAGTGTAGGAAAGGAAAGGATTAGTTACAAGTTCGATTAACAAAAGTCTCTGATAGCTAAAAAAAAGACCAAGCCACCCGGGAACGCCCCGGACAGCTTGGTCAAATTTTATTTGGACGCCGTAACGGCGTCTATTGTCCGCAATACAAGTTTGGAGTATTCTCCAAACCTGTTCCGCCAGACGATTTCTCCGGGGCCAAAGGCCCCAAGGGCGGTGTTGAAAATTTCTGTGGCGCGGCGAGCATCAGCGGAATCGGCCGTAGCCAACTCCGCAATGCTTAACCCTGTGACCATCTTTGTCAATTTGTCTGCTGCGACCACAGACGATACGAATTCAGTTTGCATCGTGCATCCTCCACTAAACAACGGCATTACGCCGGCACAGCTAAACCGCTGTACATGTTATATGACGCAATTTTGCCTTGAATTTAGGCAGGTTTGAAAGGTAGCCAATCGTCTGTATTCGAGTTCCAGCGCAGTGCTTCTTTGGTGGCAGTTAACACGTGATTGACCGTACAGTAATTAACGGCACCGCATTTACATGACTTTGAAAAACAGTCATAAGTATTTTCATGCTCCTTACAGTCAGGAGCAATAACAACTTTCATACAAACGGTACAACGGATAACCACGGTATATTCCTCGTGTCCGCACATTCTAAGCTCAACAATAATTTCTGCAATAGTTAAAAAAAAGACCACGCCCAGCCCTAAGGCCAGACGTGGTCTCTGCATTACGCCAACATGTCTGGCGGGAACGCCAAACTGATTTTCAATCCGTGTGGGTATTCCACCCACTCCTTGCTATCCCATCTTTCTCCGGTGGGCAGCGGAGTTAAGACAAAGGCTTGCGCCTCCTCCAGATAGTTGTCCACCTGCCCCTCTCCGAGGAGGTGTGTAACCTCGTAGGCTACACTACCATCCGACATCGCTGTCGGAATTGGAGACTTGACGTCCCGGAGCGCCGCAAAGGCGCCCACAAACGGATTGAGCAGGACTGAGTCCTGCTGCAAGATCAGATCGATCTTGCGCAATTGGCCGCGCACAACAAGGGCCATGTCGGCCCATGACCTGCGCCCAGCGGCGCAAGCCGCCGTGGTCATGGCAACATCCACCGCCACGGCAGCGGTGAACGACGCAGCGTCGTCCGCCGCGCACTGCGCGGCTGGCATCCCCCTCAAAGGGAAAACGCTTTCGGTGGCATTGATGCCACCAACAACACCTGCCCCGAAGGGCAAGATCCGCGCCACGGTGGCGCTGGGAGTGCAATCTCCCAACGCCCCGTCAAGGTAATTAGGCGGTACATCCTGTACCACCAGCCATTCACCGGACAGTACAAAATGCCGGTCTTCGATGACCGTTACCTCTTTTGCCAACAGAGCAACTCCCACGTTTCCTCTGAACTTAGTGGCGATGCCATTGCGGTTTTTCGGCATCGTGGCATTGTGCCACTTTGCAAGGGCTAGGCTGTTATCAATATTGCTAGTAGTCATGAGAAACCTCCACGCAATAACTGACACGCTATCCGAAATGGATAGCGCGACGCATTGCAGATAATATGACGCGTTTAGGGTCTGTTATTTAGTCGTCGTAATCGTCGTCATTACGCGGTATTGGCGCCTGTCTGACTTGTTTCTTTTTGTCTTCTTTGAACGTGACACTCGTTATCATTTCGACTGGACCAAAATAATAGTCTGCCTGCATCTTGACCACAGGCAATAATGTCTCAGTA